TGATTAATATTTCTGTCGTATATGTGACCATGTTCATTTTCTCGGAATCGATGTATGTTTCATCTCTGGAATACACAAGACCGCTGCTGCTGAGTGCATCTTCAACTGTTTGCTCAAGCGCAAAATCTTTGTTATCAGTATATAGCTCAACTATCAGCGTTCTGATCAGCTGGTAATTTGTGTTGTCGGCAAGAAAATCGTTATCATCCGAAAACAGGAAACAAATAAAAGGAGGTTGAAGCTCCGTATTATCCGGGAACTGATAATAAGCATACGGCAAACCGATTCCGCTGATCATCTCGGAAACTTCTTTATATGTCATATTCTCTTCTCCAGTTTCGATATTGCTCTATCAAGAGCCTCATCCTGTGCCCAGTCAGATACCTGTTGAATATGCGGATGTGCCGGTGTCGGCCGATACGTTCTGCCGGTTCCATTCCGTGTGACATGCCCCTTCTCCAACAAATGAGCCAGTTGATAAGTTGGCTTTTTGCCGTAGACAATTGCCGTCACTCTCAACCGACCTTTTTCCATCTTCCTTGCCCAGCCTTTTGCATATTCGCCTTTGCCGAATTCAGCACGACTCTCTTTTTTAAGCCTCGTCACAGCCTCTTTTGAGACTTCATCGATTGCCTCAGACACCTCATAAAACACATCATTGTTGTAGTTATCCAAGATGTGCTTTGTGATTTCGGCAAAATTAAAGGTGCTACTATTGACCTTTGCCATTAGTACCACCCTTTCGTTCAACATATAGCTCTATAGTATCATTTTTGCCTTGGTAGGTTCTGTACACAGAATAGGTCTGACCATTGTAAGACAACAACTTTTCTCCGTTGTAATCGCCGAAGAACATCGTCATTCTGTATTCAGGATTCAGCCCATTCCGACCACCGTCAAAAAACTCCGCTCTGGTGACAGAATCAACCTGGCAAAATACCATGCGGCTTGTCGGACTCTCCACCCAAACGCCATACGCATCTTGTGCTTTAGTGGTCGAAAGCAGCATGATTGGTGTAGATCTATCCATTAGCTCACCAGCCAATCCGTATAGCCTGTACAAGAAGCAAGCTGTGATTTCTGCTCATCATAACTATTCTTCAACCGATCATAATCATCCGGCTGACCAAAGTTCATTTTGACGTATGTAATGCAAGCTTGCTGCACAAGCATATCATAGCACCCCGGAATGACAACGCCAGCAACACCAAGGTCTAACAGAGCGGCCTGGAGCAGTGCAAGAATCTCACTATCAAAAACATCTGTTGTTATACGCAAAGCAAGCTTGGTTGCATTAAGCATTACTTCCGGGATCATGATTATACCTTCTTTCTTGTCCGCTTCGGCTTCTCAGGCACTTCCGCTACCGGTTCAGCAACTGCCGTTTCCTGATGATACAGTTCAGCACTGTTTGTGGACATCAAGAAATTAAACTGAGCTGGAGATACCTCAACGACATCCCCAGCCCTATAATTAATTCTTGCGTCCCTTAAAAGGCGCACCAGCATAGCTTACGCCTTTGCAAGTTTCACAAAGCGACCGGGAGCGGTCACACCGTGAGCGGCATACTGCCGACCGACAACCTTAACCAGATCATCTTCCGCGAGGCTCAGATCATCGTACTTCAGCACAATACCATCGCCTTCGGGGAAGTTGAACTGAAGGCCACGCAGATCACCAATGATCGCATAGGCCTGACCGGAAGTAGCAGCGGAATAAGCCGGAAGAGCGGAAGTGTAAACGCGAGGCAGACCGGCATACGGATCCACATTGAAGTTACCGGCAACCTGGGCGGCAAGAAAATCAGCCTCAGTCAATCGGTTCATAATAACAACAATGTCCGTTGCCTCATCGCTCAGATTAGCGGCGGCGGCAGGGATCGCAGTCACGGAAGGCGCAGCGCTCACAACAGGAATACCGATTGCATGAGCGCCGTGAGCAGCGGGAGCGTTCACGATATCAGCAATGCCAAGAGCCGCAGCCTTGCGAACGATCTGATAGGTGATTTCATCATAGATATAGCGGAGAAATTCCTCTCCACCCATCGCAAGAGCTTCATCAGTGAGCGTGATCCACTTCTTGATGTTCTTCGGGATCAGCTCAACAGTGCCAAGCTCAAGAGTCTCTTCTGCCGGATGATCGGTGCCTTCTTCGTGAACAGCAGCCGGATCAGCAGCTTTCTCAAAGGTAACACGCAGATTACCACGCACAAAGGTGCGGCGAACGCGAGACATGATGCCGTCACGCTCCCAGGCAGTCTGGACATACTGATCAACGATAACAGGAACCGGAACAGGACCTGAGCCGGTCACGGTGTCAGGAGCGTTTTCGGAGATAACAGCACGGCACTCAGCCGGATCATTGGTAAGTACATACTTTTTATATGCTTCAGCGTAAGCCGGAAGCGCACGAACTTCTGCAAGAGTCATGGTTTTTCTCTCCTCTTTTTCAAATGTTTTAGTTACAACGCCTTCGCCAGCGGCAACGGCACTGCGGATTTCGGCCTTTTTGGCCTCTTCAGCCTTGCGGCTTTCAATTTCTTCCTTGATGGATCTGGCTTCAGCTTCCAGAGCATCAAGATCAGCTTCAGGAGCATCAAGCTCAGCAACAATAGCTGCCTTCCGCTCTTCAAGCTGTTCAATGGACATTTCTTTGATTTCCATTGTTTCAGACCTCCATCAAAATTCTGATTTTCTGCTTCTGCTTTTCTCTCTTCTCACGCTCAAGTCGCTCCGCTTTTTCTGCTTCAATCACTCCGTTGAAGTAGTCACGTGTGGAGACAGAAAGCTCCGTTGTAGGATTGGCAGGAAAAGACACAGGTGAGACGTCAAACACCTTTGCAATTCTGTCAATCACTCTTGTATGTGTTGCCTTGTCAAAGTGATCTTCGGCAACAGTAAAAGCAAACGACATTTTTGGATAGTTCCCTGCTTCAATGTCAGCAAAGACCTCTCTTGCCGCCTGCGTTTTACTTAAGTCTGTGCGCTGCCCAAGTCCGTGATCATCGTGCCACAGTTGGACAGTTCCGGCAGAAGTTCTGGCATAAACTCTGCCCTCATGGTCAATGCGGAAAACAACGTCGCTCAGATCCGCATCATCAAATGCGGTCGGTTCTATGCGCTCATAATAGTCAATGTCATCTATGGTCATAAGCTTGTACGGTTCAAATGTGGATGCGTACCCTTCAACCATGAATGACTTCTCTTCCGGATCATTCGGCTGAAGCAGCCGAAGCTCCATAGATCTGTATTCACGATCCTGCTTCTTCATTGTCATCATCCCCCACGTTGTAATATTCAAACCTATACCCACCGGCAGTTTTGCTTCTGCCACTAAGCACGTTTGAAATAGATGTTCTGCAAACTCCGGCAGTTAAAGCCGCTTCTTCTACAGACACAAACACAATCCCTGTTTCAACGCATCTGACACGAACCCTGTTTGCTTGTCTTAGCTTTTCGCAGTTTTCTGCGCTTCTCTTCTTCCCCCTGAAACTGTTTCCGCAAATCTTGACAGCTTCCGGATGCTCAGAAAGATATTTCTTCCTTGCTTCACTCATTTTTCGCTTTGTTTCTTCGGATGCTTTCCGGCCTATTTGGGTTTCAGATATTCTTCGCTTTGCTTCCGGATTATCAGCATAAAACTGCTTGTGGCTTTCGCTCACTTTTCTTCGCCATTCTCCATTTGGTGTGTAATGATCTCCACCATGCGTCAAGTTATAACCACATTGAGGATCTGCGCTGTTATATTCGGCAATAAGTTCAACCTCAAGAGCGCAAGCTTCTTTTTCCGTTAACCCTTCAATCAGGATTTCATGCTTTATGTTTTCCCATCCATATTTCAAAATGGCTCGGTAAAACGCTGTACACAGTTCGTAACCTTTTCCATTTTTCCACCGTTTATTTACATCTTGTTTCGTAATGCCGATATAAACTTTTCCACTTGGTGTGGTGTGTTTATATACGCAATAGTTATTCCCCTGTATCATCATTTACCTTTTCATCAGCGTTCCAGTATTCACCCCGAATGATACGGACATCCCCACCTTCTACAGGTGGCAGGTTCCAGATCTCACGCACATCATTGATCGAAAGAATACCCCTATCAAGCATTTGTGAAGACACATTCAGTTTGTCCTGGTTGCTCAGATACTGAAGCCGGTTGGCGGTAACAGCTACACCGTTCCCTTGACTCTGCTCACGGAGTGTGAAAAACATCTTTTTCAGCACTTCTGATTCCTGGATTGCAAACGGCTCAATTGCACCTTCATAGAAGGCTGACCAGTTTTCAGAATCAAAGTGGTTGGTCAGGATGTCATCATTGACTCCGTAATACTTGTACACGTTCGCCTCAATGGCTTTCCGCTGTTCCGCATCAACCACCCAAGGTTTCACATCAACCTGTTTCACATCCTGATAATTATTCGGGAAAAGAAGAAGCCCACCGCCGTGTGAATCTTTTGAAAAGTTCTCAGCAGTGAACCTCTGTCTTTCTTTGGCAAGGTCTTCAGCTTTTGCGAAGTTGGACAGCTTCGCCATGAAGCGATAGGAAGCCGCACTTTTCACGCCTTCCTGAATTCCCTGATCCTGAATGTGAATCAGATCAAGAGTGTTCTGCAATGCGTGATTGCTCTCACCAAAGAAATCATTCTTATATTGATACTTGGTCATGATTCCACAGTATTCAAGCTCAATAGCAGCTCTTGTTCCGTTACCAAACTCATATCGGAGATAAGGAACACCGTTATACTGAACGATCTCACATCTGGAAGGAAGCGGAGTATAAATACCGCTCGGCTGACCGTACTGATCATAAACAGGACAGATGAAAGCAGTGTTATGAACATCAAGCAAAGTTGAAAGTCGATATTGGAATTGACTCCATGTCTGGAACTCATTCGGCCCATTTTTCAACTTAGTCTGAAGTGATGGTCTTGCCGCTCCATAAGTTTCAACTTTAAGCTTACTGATGTGTGTTGCCCTTGCATTGATTGCCGATCTGATCAGATCACTTTCATAGATGCTCCCTTGCCAGTTATGAAAAACAGGAGTATAGCCGTTAAACATCTTGAATGCTTCGGCATATCGTTCTTTTGGCTTTGGCCTGTTACCAAAGAGCCAGTCAAACATTCCCATTGAACCACCTCAATTATTTTTAAGTTGTTCACCATATTCGGCAAACCACTTCTGACGCACACACATTGCATCTAGCAACGCTGCACATCCGTCTATATGATCATTCGGATTAATCTTGACAAGCTTTCCTCTGCCTCGCTCTGTAGACATCTTGATTGCGCTATTGAGCAAATGTATCTTCATCAAATCATTGTCACCCAAATGCAAATGACCGTCTTCAAGAATACCTTGCGTTTCCTGGATAACTCCATAAAGATTTTCCCCCTGGTAAACGTCATCCATCACAAAACCATACTGTTGCATATCCTGAATCAGATATTGCGCTGAATACCGGTCATAACCTGTTACAAGCGGAAATATCTGATATTCCTCAACAAGCGACCGAAACCAGTTGAAGCAATCATGAAAATCTACAAAGTTATCGCCGGATGCCTGAAGCAATCCACGCTGAATGTAAATGTTATATGGAAGCCCGTCACGCTGACACGCTTCATCTATCCGTTCAGTTGGCAAGAAAAACTTGGCAAACACATACAGTTCACCATCTTTTTCAATCACGGCAGTGCAAGCAGTCAGATCTCGCGTCTGTGAAAGGTCTATGCCAGCAACACAATACGAATTCCTGAAATCTTCCAGCTTGAGCGAATCGCCGCTTGCTCTTTCAACAAGCTGTGAGGGGAGCCAGGCCAGACTACTGTTCTGCTTGATACAGCAATACTTAGTCATGAACTCCGCTTTTTTACTCAGACTGCCTTCAGCAATCGCAATCTCTTCCAACATGAAGTCAATCGGAATCGAAACACCAAGGTTTGGATTACTCTTCCGAAGTTCGTTAATATCATTCCACTTTTCAACATCATCAATCATATAAAGAAGTGGCAACAGCTTCTTCTCTTTCGACTCACCTAAGAGAAAACGTGTTGACCGCTTGATTAACTCATCATAAATGGAATCATTAACATAGCCGGAAGTGGTACAAGACAGAAGTAACGGTTCTATTCTCGCACCCATACCAGACTTCATAACCTCATACTGTTTAAGGCCTTTGTCACCTTCCCAAGCTGCTATTTCATCGCAAATACAAAGTGAAGGATTAAAACCATCACTCTTCTTTGCACTAAAAGCAATCTTCTTTACCGTGCTATTGGTACCAGCTATATTAAGATCAGATTGCCGATGCTTCGGCAATGCTGATTGATCTTTAATTTTAACGTTATGCGTATCACGCTCGTTAAGCTCTTCTTTTAGTTCCTGATACTCAGGATCAAGCGTGATCATCTGCCAGATATTATTATAAACAATATCGGCTTGCTCTAACTTCGGAGCCAGACAAAACACCTTTGCACCGAATCCGCCATCAACTCTGAAAACGTAATTACCAATACCGGAAGCAATGATTGATTTACCATTCTTCCTGGCAACCACAAGAAGCACTTCGCGGAACTGCCGGTGACCATCCTTGTCAACAACACCAAACATCGCTGACAGCATTGCTTTCTGCCAAAGTTCAAGATTGATACTTCCCGGTGCAAGATGCCCTTCCGTATGAAACCAATGTGTTTCAGCCCAATCAATTACCGCATTCGCTTTCTTCTGATCAAAAAAGAAGTCTTTCTTTTCTAATCCGCTGACCAAATACTCATACAAAAGCCGAATCCACTTACCAACCGTTATAGAACCATCTTTTATTTTTTGGTAGTATGCGTAAATATAGTTTTCTTCGGTTTTCTTCGGTTTTCTCATGGCATCTCAGGCTCATTCGAGAGCGAACAGCGTTTTTCCTGAC